TGAGCATATTTTTAGCAACAAGAACGACGCTATCAACGAATTGCATCGCTTACGAGGTGTTAAATATCGCAATTCTAGGATGTATACAGTGGAAATGGTGGAATGTGATGAATGAGTTAGATTACGTAAAAAGTATGTTCGATAAATACATTTCTGAGTGTGAGAATCTTTCTAAAGAACCACCGAACGGGTGGACAGCATCGGCAGCTAATAAATCAAAAATCAAACGTCTGGGAATTGAACTTAGGCAAGAGATGATTGACTTGGAACGCAAATATTATGTGTGAGGTGAAACGATGAACAAATTAAGTAAAATGGCAATTATTGCTGCAAGTGGTTTATTATTTTTAACTGGTTGCTCAGAGGCAAATAGAGTATCTGAAAATTTATCTCAAGAATCGGATAACTTTAATGTTGTTCGAAAAGTAACGGTGATTGATGCTATTACAAATGACGTTATGTTCCAAATGAGCGGTAGGATGTCCATCAAGGCTGATACTCATGATAAACAACTTGAAATTGTTGTAGAAAATGGTAAGAACAAATATCAAAAACATATTATCGGTTTGTCAGATAATGTCTCTTATGTAGTAGAAGATGTTGAAGTACCGAATGTTTCAAAATACAAATATGAGATCAATTACAACCCTAAAATGTGGGTGCCTGCAAAACTTAAAAATGTTGATTAAGGGAGTTAGTCGAATGCGGTGGATAGTACGAGTAGCACGCATAATGGATGATGTTATGGAGTGCCATTTCACAGATAAGCGCAAGGCACTGGAACACGTTGAAGCGTTGAAAAAGTTAAGCAAGGCAATAGATGCTATTGTCTGGATGGAGGAAATTGATGATGGCTAAATTTATTAGAGTCACAAACATCGCACAAGGGATTGATGTGGACACGATTTTAAATGTCGATGATATCGGACACATCTCTATTGGACCTAATATCATTTTTACAAGAACACCGTTCGCAGACGGGACGAATCGAATTTACGTAAGAAGCGAAGAGATTAAAAAGTTAGAAAAGATTTTGCTAGGAGAGGAAAATGATGAATAGAAATGAAGCAATACAAACACTATCGAAGGTAGGGAAGATTTCAGTATCTTACGCTGAAGATTTATATGACTCGTTCTTCCCTAAACCAGTAGTGCCACAGTACGTGGCAGATTGGATTAAGTATTGTAAATTTACTAACGTTAATCTGGGTCGGGCTTTATTTATTAGTGATATAGATTTTTACAATTATGAAAATCAAGAAGATTGTTCAAAACTAAAAGAATTTCTAGGAACAGAGACAAACCAAAAAACTTTCGCCCTCGCTTGGACTTTAGGCTACGAGGTCGAGAGCGAGCCTAGATATACGGTTGAGTTTAAAGGGATTGACGACAATTACAAGTTTTTGAACTATGGTACATCTTTTAAAGACTGGACTTTTGATGATGGTGAAGGTGCGAAGGGGGTAAGAATAGCCCACACCCGCAAAGAGCTAGAAGATGCTGATTTCGGCTGGGTTTTCGATTGCCCAGGCGTGGAAGTTAAGGAGGTGGACGATGGAAACGATTAAATTCGTCTTGATGGTCGTAGCTGTAGTCTATGCTTGGCGCGTGCTGTTTGGTGGCGAATGAAGGAGGTGATTAAAAGTGAACAGACTTAAAAAATTAAGAAAATCACGGAAGATGACGCAAGCGGAGCTGGCTGATTTGATTGGTGTCACAAAGAGAACGATTATCCACTGGGAAAAATACGGTTTTAGTAGCGCAGATAAGCTCCAAAAGTTAGCTGATTGCTTCGATGTGTCGATTTCTTACTTGCTAGATTACGACACTAATAACACATTTTCAGAGTTAATCACTAAGGTCAACGAGTGGGCTATTAGTCATGGTCTGGACAAAGGCAATCCTAAAATCGAATGGATGAAGGTGACGGAAGAAGTGGGCGAGATTAGAGACGTATTTCTAAAGCCGCATGATTTCGCTGACCCAGAATGGTCACTAAAAGACGCTATAGGTGATTCAATCGTAACGCTAGTAGTTTTATGCTTGCAACTTGGTTACGACGTGGAGGAGTGCCTAACAATAGCCTATAACGACATCAAAGACAGACAAGGAGTAATGATTGATGACAACTTTGTCAAAACCAAAAAGAGAGAATCAGCTAACAATAGCAACGATTCTGCTAGTGGTGTCGCTAGCAATTAACGTGACTACTGTTCTACGAGTGGTTAACAGACCTATCGAGACAGTGGTTATCCACAAGGCAGATAATGCAGTGGAATTACACGGTAAGGTTACTGGCAAATCTATGGTCGGAAAGCTCTACACGCTCGATTGCGGAGCTTACGGCAAATTCCTTGTCAGTAAGGAGCAATACGGCAGCGTAAATGTTGGGGATGATATTCCCAGCTATTTAAGAGGGCGAGGGCAATGATTCCAAAATATAGAGCTTGGGGAAGGAGCGGGGATTATCCGGGAACCCCATCTGAAAAATTTGAAATGTTTTATGACGTGTCAGTTGTAACGACATATCAAGATAAGATGCAACATGTTATAGCTGATTTTGGCATGTATAACGAATCAGAGTATAACGGAACTGAAATTATTGATTACACATTAATGCAATCAACAGGACTAACCGACAAGAACGGCAAAGAAATCTTTGAAGGGGATATTCTTAAAATCACCGATGAATATAGTTGGCTAGAGGTTGTATCTTTTAGCGAAAACAAAGGAATGTTTGTTTCAAAAGAAATACACAGAAACACAGATATTCCAGAAAGTCCGCTATGGGATTTATTTATAACAAACCTATTTCGAATAAAAATCATAGGCAATATCTACGAAAAACCAGAGCTATTAGAGGTGAAGCAATGAACAAACGACAATTGAAAAAATCAGTAATGAGAAATGTATCAAACCTTTATGATGTGGTGTTTGAACGTGGCCGTTTCAGAAAAGATATAGCTATTGTCTGCGGGATGGACCCGCTGTTCAGACGGACACTGTCGACAGTTATAGTCAAACAAGGCCGATATGAGTGGAGTTCTGGAGAAATTATAGAAATCTCGTTAGAGGGATATATCGCAGACCGCCAAGTGATACAGGAGCGGGGCTCATGAGTAAAACCTACAAATATTCTGGACTGACCGAGGAATTATATCAACGGCTAGTCAGTGAGCATGCGGAACTGAGAAAAGCACACAAAAAAGGCTCTTATAAGCAGTTCTTCCAAGATGTGAAACAGTGTGACGAATTACAAGCCCGTCTCACTTATCAAGCATTTAACAATGTAGTTGTTGAGCGTTGGAAAATGACTCCCAAGACTGCAGAAAGGCTAGAAGGCATTATTTCTGATGAATTATTCAAGGACCTTCAAGATTATCTGTCTAAGAACTACACAAGAGGCAAGGTTACTCGACCAATCGTAGATACGAGTAATGCAGGACTGCCAGTGGAACTATTCAAGCAGTTTCGCGAGGAAGTAGAAGAACTACGAAGCGCTCATAAGAACAGCATGGCTATATATATCATGGAAGTTAAAGGCTGCGATAGAAAAGAAGCTAACAGAATCAAAGATTCAATCAATCGCTGCTATATCGAGCATATCGCTCTAACACCGCTCAAGGTCATTCAAATGGAAGGGCTACTTTCCAGAGAGTTATTCAGTAAGATTGCCAAATATGTCTTAAATAATTACGAATGGCCAGAGAGACTGGACGATGAAGTTGATCGCATCATTCTCGAATATCGCACTAAAGGCGAGTTAGGTCGCAAGAAACCCAGCGTTAAGCGTGCCTTATATACGGCATTGGCAATGGGTTTGTAGCCAGAATGGTTTCAGACGGTTCGAATCCGTCACTGGCTGTTAGTCTGTCAAACTATCCAAGAGACACTTTTTAACACTTTTTCGACACGCATCGCTGACAGACCGATGCAAAACAAATCCAGTAAATAAATAATTAGAATCGAGGAATCCTTTTTATTTCTTTTCACCCTAGCCTTTGCATTACTGGTGGCAAGA